GTACGATGTGTGAATGTGTATTGCAATCTGAACCTACTAATGCTGAAGCCTTTTTAGATTGGTTGGTATATTGGATGGTTACATTCATTTTATGGTTGTATAGTTTTGAATTTGTTAAAACTCTTTGCACACCATTACTAAAACAAAGAGTTGTGCGTTATGCCACCATTAAGATTTGTTTACCTTTTTTAAGGAGGGATCAACAAGTTAAGATGATGGGTTATTTTAATACTGTGCAATTCAATACCTTAAAGAAGAATACATTAATGATGTTATCATTGGTGGGTTTTGCTTTATCAGGTTTTTTACTATCTAGAAATTTTTTCAAGAAGGAAAAGCCTGTAAAATTGGAACCCCAAGGTAACATACATGGTACTACTGAGGAGCAATTATTAAAGGAAGAAGCACAAAATGTGTGGTATACCTCTAATGTTGAATTAACAAATTTTGATTTGCCTTTAGCTTCCACTAGTTTAGTGGGAAAAAATGTTTATGAATTGAGAGATTTATTCCAACGTAATTGTATACGTTTGGATATTCATGCTTTGAATTCAGGTCGTAAATGTCGCACAGGTGCTGTGATGTTGACCGGTCAAATTTGTTTATTTAACAACCATGTTTTAAAAGATGATGAAGAATTTGAAATTACAGTTATACAGATGAATCCTATTGCAGGTTTAACATCTAATATAACGTTTAGACTAAATATTAATGATATTCGTCATGATAAGTCACATGATCTCAGTGTTATGTTGATAAAATCTTTGCCACCTTTTAAAGACATTACCAAATTTTGGGTTGAAGGTGACATTAGTTTTTCAAGAATGTGTATGCTGAAAAGGAATAATGATGCAACTATGCGTGCATTAGATATACATGGTATTGTAAAACAAATAGCATTTCCTATTGAAGCTTTGAATATCAAAGTGAATATGTTAATGGGTATGTCTGATACACCAACACAACCTGGTGATTGTGGATCCTTGGCTATTGGTATGACACCTAGGGGTGCTGTATTGTGCGGTGTCCACACAGTTGGTTGCAATAATACTTTGGGAGTTCAGTATGTTGAAAAGAATGTTATAGATACATTAATTAGTAGTTTAACACCGTCAAGTTTTATTGTTCAAGGTTGTGGTAAACCAACGCTTGGTTTAAAGGATGAAATACAATTAGTGCAACCACATCATAAAAGTTTAATACGATATATTGAGCGTGGAAGCGTTAATGTTTATGGATCATTTCCAGGTTTTCGACCTAAACCAAAGAGTCGGGTTTGTCCTACACCGTTATCGAAAGAGATGTGTGAATATTTCAATACTGAAATTAAGCATGGTAAACCAGCAATGTCTGGTTGGGAACCATGGAGAAAGAATGTTATTGAAATGGTGCAACCAGTGATTATACATGATCGTCGCACACTAAATAAGTGTGTGGAAGCATATACTCAAGATATCATTAAAAATTTACCTCCAAATTGGGAATCAGAAATTGTCTTTCTTAGTAGAAGAGCGGCTGTTAATGGTCTCCCTGGAGTTAAGTTCATTGATAAATTAAATACTAATTCTTCAATGGGATTCCCATGGAATAAAACAAAAAAGAGTTTTTTAATTGATTCCCCTGATGAAATATATCCTGATGGAGTTGATTTCGGTTCTGAAGTTTGGGATCGTGTTTCAGAAATTGAAGCTAAGTATGCTCGTGGTGAACGAGCTTTTCCAGTATTTACAGCTCATCTTAAAGATGAAGCAACACCTTTAAAGAAATGTCTAATTAAAAAGACACGACTTTTTGCAGGTGGTCCTGTTGATTGGAGCATTGTTGTTCGCTCACGTTTATTGTCATTTGTTAGATTGGTTCAAAAGAATCAATATGTATTTGAAGCAGGTCCCGGTTTGACATCACAGTCAACTGAATGGGAGAAAGTTCGTAATTATCTTACAACATTTGGTGAAGATCAAATTATTGCAGGAGATTA